TGGCAGTCCGAAAACGGCTTCGACAAGATGTTCATGGGCTGGACTATCGACAAGCGCTACACGCGCAAGAACGCAGTCTTTAGTGATCTGACCAAGCAAGAGCGTCAGTATGCTCAGAAGCACAACCTATCAGAGTCTCAGCGCAACTGGATGGTGCAAGTCCTTCGGACAAAGTGCGCCAACAACTGGCAGATTTTTAATCAAGAGTTTCCGGTCTCTGCTGAGATGGCCTTTGTAACAAGTGGTAGTAGGTTCTTTCCTGAGCCTTGGCCGGTTACGGGCACAACAGCAGGGCTCAAGATATACGAAGAGCCTAAGAAGTTTCATGTCTACGCTATGGGAGTTGACACTGCCAGTGGGTCGCCGGGTGGTGATTACAGCGCCATTATGGTCCTCGATGTGTCAGACAACCAAAAAATCAAAATGGTTGCTAGCTACTATGACCATCTAGCACCGTCGGATTTTGGCGAGGTGGTCCACGAAATGGCTAACAAATACAATGCCTTAGCTGTTGTCGAGTCCAATAGTTACGGGCTTTCAATCATCGAGCACCTGCAATCGAAAGCGTATCCTCGTCAGTATCGAGACCAATACTGGGATAAAGTTAAGGGTATGTTCACACCCCGCTACGGTTTTAACACCAACGCCAAAAGCAGGAACCTGATGCTGTCTAGGCTTTACGAGTATGTAACGCGTGGCTGGTGCGAGGTTATTGATAAGAATTTTATGTCAGAAGCTAACGCCTTGGTTTACAATTCTCGTGGCAAGGTAGAAGCAGCAAGTGGCAAACATGATGATATTGTCATTGCAACTGGTCTTGCTTTGATGGGATTAGATCAAGTAGATGATATTGTAGCAGAAGTTATCCAATCACAGCGGCCCGCAAACACTCGTGAAATGATACAGTGGGAAATGGCAACTGGGAGACGCTTCGCTTCAGCCTCTGAGGACGAGTTCGCACCGAGCCCTCTTGAGGATTTATTTGGGGACTTGTCTCCGTAGTGGTGCGTTTTCGCTTAGCGGGGCGTTATCCGTAAATGAAAGGGGCGTAAAATGTCGGTACTTAATAGTAGCCAGCGTGAAGGAGTGCTCGCCCAACTCCGTGGAGAAGAAGTCGAGCATGAACCCGAAACCCATGCACATCAGCCTGACGGGGCGGAGCAGTATGAGGATGAAGGAAGTAATGAGTATGAGGAAGATGAATCAGAGGAAGACCCCTCTGGCCATGCTGTCCCTTACAGTCGATTTTCTGAAGTAATCGCAGCGCGTAATGACTACGCCGAGCAGGCCGAGCAGAGCCAGGCCCGCATTTCCGAACTCGAAGAGCAACTCAAGCAAATCAATAACTTGAAACAGCTTATCGGCAGGGAAGAACAAAACGATTACGGTTATAGCGACGAGCCCCAAGAGGTTTCTGAGCTTGATGTGCTGCGTGAGTCGATGAACGAAATCGCCGAACAACAACAGTACAACCTTATTGAGCGAGAGCTTTCCGAGATTGAGGGTGCTTACCCCGACGTTCCGCAAGAGATGTTGCTACAGGCGGTCATTGACGACCCCTCGGTAAACATGACGGAACTTGCAGGTGTGTACTCGCAGCATATTGCTGAAATTGAGGAAGCCGCTATTGCTCGTTACTCGCAAGACAATGGTCAGATGGACTCTGCTGCCTCTGATATTCCGCCCGAAATCGGGCATACTGGCGGGCGTCATGAGACTCCCGACAACAAATTTAACGCTTCCTCTATTAAAGAAGTAACTGAAAGACTTCTTAAAGAGGGACTATTCTAGGATTTAGAAAATGGCTGCTGTTACTCCTAATACTCTTAACTCGATCGATGCGATCCTTAAGGACCACTATGCTGGCCCGGTTCGTGATCAGTTAAACAACGAAATGATGATCTTTGATCTGTTCAACCGTCGCAAGATGGTCTGGACTGGTCGCAAGGTGATCTTACCTGTCCGCCTGACCCGTAACGGTTCGGGCGCTTTCCGTTCGGAAACGGCGGAACTTCCTGAGGACGGTCAAAACACTTACGCCGATCTTCAGATTGAAGCCAAGTACCTGTATGGTCGCATGGCTCTTACCGGCCCGGCAATTGCTCAGGCTAAGGCTAGCGAGGGTGCGTTCTTGAACGCCCTTGAGAGCGAGCTTGATGGCGCTATCGAAACCGTGAAGAACGCTGCTGACGCTGCAATGTTCACCGGTGGCGGCACGGTTGGTTTTTGCTCGGATCAAACGGGTGGTGCTAAGACCAACCATCAGTTCAGCGGCAACCTTGAGGCCCTTCCTGTGAATGGCGCTGCGCCTGTTAACTGTCGGCTTATTCGCCTCGACACCTATGCGGTGTTTGCTTCTACTACTGTAAAGCAGCACACGGTTGCTGGTGAAGTGGTGTTCGGCGCGGCTCAAGACTTTGCAGCCCTGCCGCCTAAGGCTGTTATTGCTGTTGTGGTCGAAGATGACCCGGCAGGTAACAAGACCAGCGAGTCGGCTTCCGGTATCTACATGAACTTAGCCGGTGGTCTTTACACCAGTGCAACGACTGCTGTTTCTCACTTTGGTGAGGACCGCTCGACTGCTACTGGCACTGGCGCAATCCTTCAAAGCACTGTGCGTGCTGTTGGTGACACTGGTGTTCGCACCTCGTTGGTGACGCCGAAGACGCTTCAGTTCATGCTTGACGAAATCATGTCGGCCTCGGGTGAAATGCCTGACTGCATGATTGCTCACTACATCTTCCGTCAGGAATACATGGGCCTTTTGGTTCAGACTGTGGGCGCTGGTCTTGTGGGAGCAAGTGCTCTTCGTAAGAACGTTGATAATGGCGATGCTGGTTTCACCGGCGGGTTCTCGTTCAACGGTCTTCCGCTGAAGGTTAGCCGTCACTGCGGCAAGGGCCTGCTGGTCTTCCTTAAGACTGATAGCTGGCTGATCACTGAGGTCCAGGCTCCTGAGCTTGCAAACCTCGACGGTAACGTGTTGTCCCGTGTTGGCAACCGTGATGCATACGAAGCCTATGTTCGTTACTACTACAACTTGGTTTGCCATAGCCCCAACCGCAACGGCATCCTTGTTGGAATTAGCTACGCAGGCGTTTGATGCTACTTGAAGTAATTTCATTGTTACTTCAGGGGGCGGAGGCTCTGGCTATCTTTGCGGTAGCCAGGGCCATCCGTTCTGCCTGGTCACAGGATTACAACAACAGTGATACGATCGACCCAATATCTATTGATGATATTATGGAGTAGCTGTGGATTACAAAGGTTTAGGTAGTGTTATCGGGCGTAAGCAAAGCGCTGCCCCGGATCGAGAAACCCTTATGCGTAAGGCCGCTGAGAAAAAGCAGAAGTCTGGACTGGCTGGTAATCTTGTAGGCGGGGGAGCCGCAGCTATTACTGCCTACCTCACAGGCGGAAACCCAACAGCGACTATGGGCGCATTTGGCGCAGGCAAGTCTCTGACAGAGGGTGCTATGGAAGGCGATGCGTCTAAGGGGGTTTCAGGTGCAATGGAGGGGGCTGGGGCGGCTATGGGTTACGGAAGTGAAATGAAAGCGGCTAAGGCTGCTAGCAAAAAAGAAGAACTATTAGCGGCAGCCCTTAAGAAGCTGAACGCCAGAGTATAAGGAATAACATGTCTACTTCGCTTATTAGTCCTCAAACATTTGATCCTGATTATGTGGTCGAGGGCATTTCAACTACACCTATTGCTGGTGCTCCTAATAACCAGATGTGGCTTATTGCCTCTGCTGGAGCGACTGGCCCATGGGTTGGCCGTGAAAACCAGATTGCTGTTAGCTATCGCGGGGTTAGCTGGTCGTTTATTGAGCCCGGTACGCAGCAGGTGGCTTTTGATAAGACCAATGCCTTGTACTATCGCTACAGCGGCCCTGAGTGGCTAGTCACAACTGACTTTGATGCCCTCGGCACTTCAACGGCTTTCAACTCGTCTTTCTTTTCGCAGGCAACTGCTTACAATATCGGTGCTCCGGCTGTGTATCCAATGCAGACAGGTGCCCCAACTGGCGTGTTTCGTTTTGATACGGCGGCAGCGGGTTCCGATGTTTACAGCATCACCCTAAAAGACTCTGTGATTATTACTGATGTCACAATCTACCAAACTGCTGCGGCCGGTGGTGCTGGGTGCTTGGTTGACATTAAAGGCGGGAGCCCTGTTGCTACCAACATTTTCCCCCAATTTACCTGCGACGCCGGGGGCAAAGCCATATTGCGGCCTACGGTTTCTTCGGCTGGTATACCTAAACTAGCTGCTGGTAATATTCTTTCTGTTGCTACAACTGATGCTGGCGGGAACTTGCCCGCCTTGGTTGTCCTTGTATCCTTTGCTCGTGGAGTCTAATCATGGACAAAATTAAATCACGCAAACTTTGGCTGTCCCTTCTTGCGGCGCTTCTTCCAGTTATCCTTACTCATTTCTTCCCTAATCTTCCTACTGAGGCTCTTGTGGCGTCTGTACTGGGTGCCCTGGGCGGTGTGATGGGTATCTCAATGGAAGACGTAGCTAAGCAAAAGCGTGCGGCTGTGGAGGCTGCGGCAGCGTCCCCTTTGGGCGAACCCTCCGACAAGTAGCTCCACTTGTTCTGCGCAGTGGTGATACTGGGGGGCTTGACTTGTCTCTTGGCGGGAATACTGATCGGTGGGATGCTGGTCTTAATGCTCGACATAAGATCGGAAGAGATTTCGACCTCACGGCCTCCCTTACTGCCGGAGCAAAGTGGGGAAATACCGCCGATTGGCAAGGTTTAGTTGGAGTAAAGTGGAGATGGTAGGATGAAAATCCCTAAAGCAGCGGTTATGAAAACCAAGCTTTCTGAATTTGATCAGGATAAGAATCGGTTCAGTCGTACTTGGGACTTGTGCCTGCTGTACCTACAGGGTCGGCAGCATCTTTACTACGACCGCACTATCAACGACTTCCGCCGAAGGAAGCGTGATACCGCTGATGTTACCATCAACTTGTTGATTAATATCTACCGAAACCTTGAGGCGCGACTTGCTGTTGCCTACCCGTCTCTTACTGTTTTGCCTGCAAGCCCCTCGCCGGAAGACATTGTAAAGGCAAAGACTAGTGAAGCCGCTCTTCAGTATTACTGGTCTAGAGAAAAGATGCCTTCTCTTTTTGAGGAAGCAATCTCTTGGCTGATTACATGCGGCAATGTTGGTATGTACACCCGGTACAACGGTAAAGATGTATGCACCGAGGTTATTGATCCCTACCGCATGTATTTTGAGCCAGGGACAACCCGCCAGAGTGAAAGCAATTTTGTTGCGTATTCAAAGCTTGTTAATCGAGATGAGCTTGAAGCCGCATATCCTGAGTTTAAAGATCAGATTAAGAAGGCAGCCGGAAACGATTACAACGACCAGTTGCGCAATGCGTTTGGTTTGTACCCCAAACAGAAACTTAAAGACCGCTTAAAGATTTACGAGATATTCTTTCGCAACAACGAGCGGCGTGTTCTTTTAGATACGACCTACTTGTTTAAGGGCAAATGGCACGGCGAAGTTAACCCACTACAATTTATTCGTTATACGGATATTCCAGGGCGCATCTGGGGTGTGGGCTGCCTTGAGCCTTTGATTGATCTTCAGTCCCAGTATAACCGCTCAAGAGCGCAGGTTATTGAAAACGCTGACCTTATTGGTAATCCTAAGTGGCTTATCCCAAAGACTTCCGGTGTTGGCCCGAACGCTATTACTAACCGCAGGGGCGAGAAGGTTTATTACAATCCAGCGGGTGGTCCGCCCACGGCTGTGACTCCACCAAGTTTGCCAGGGTTTGTCCTGCAAAACATTTCACAGATTGCTAGTGAGATGATGGATGTGAGCGGGCTACACGCCACGTCTCTTGGTAAGCGTGCTATCGGTGTCACCTCTGGAAAGGCTATCGAAGAGTTGTCCGCTAAGGACGCAACCCAGTTGCAAACCACCCAGGCTAACATTGAAAAAGCAGCAAGCGACCTAGGCACTGTAGTGCTTTCTTTAATGAAGAAGTATTACACTGAGGGCAAAATGGTTAGGATGCTGGATACTTATGGGAAGGTTGTATTTAAGTACCTTCAGTCAACTAGCCTAGTAAACGAACCAGAGGTTTTTATTGAGGCTGGGTCTTTGTTCCGAAACGAGAAACAAGACCGGGATCAAAAGATTATTGATCTGTTGCAACTTGGGCTTATTGATAAAGATACGGCTCTTACTGAGCTACAGTTCGGCACGGGTAACGCATTTGTTACTCGCAAGATGGAGGCTATGGCCCATGCCAATGACATTCTTCAAGCCGCCGCTCTTGGCAACCAAGTTGAAATCTTTCCTACTGACGATTTGCAGGCATTTCGTGAGGTCTTTAGTGGCTTTATTCGTAGTCCTGATTATTACCAGCTACCTGAAGAGCGCCAAAATTACCTACGCGATGTGCTGATTAGCATTGAAACGTTTAATACTCCCGATAGCCAGTTCGCTGAAAAGCTGGTTAATGACCGGGTGTTCCCACGGGCTTCTAAGAATCCAAGAGACGTTGCTGATCAAGTCATCGCCATGGATAGCCCCGTTGCAGCCTTGCAACAGAGCCAAGAGTTTAACAAACTAAACTCGCTGAAGATCGCTCGGCAGATGCTTGATGGTGATGCTAACCCTGAGCAGGGCGTCCGCAGAACAGACATGGGAGGTGGCTGATGAATGTAGGCGAAGTATATAACCTGTTTCAGTCACTGGTTGATGATACAGATGAGACGTTCCTTACATCTGCAAACACAAACACCTATCTAAAGGCTGGGTATAGTGACTTTCGAGAGAAGGTTTCTTCCATCGACCCAAATTATTTTATTGAGCGTGCATATATTCTGGTCCCAAACTCCAAGGCAGAGATTGATCTAACTGATGGCAGCATCTTTTCAGGTGGCAAACCTTTGCTGGGCGCAACCGCTGTAGCTCAGAATACTTTGATGTCCCGGCTTGTAAGGGTTGGTGCTATTGATGCCGCTCCTGATGCTTCTGGAAATGGTGATAATTTAAATTACTACTTAACGCCTACGTCCACAGCGCTTGAGGTCTCACAGGGCCAAGGTGACTACTGTGTTAACGGTCAGTCTATGATTGTAGCTTATGACTTTAACACTACCAGCTTGCGCCTTGAGCACATTCGTGAGCCAATCATTAACTGGACCTCAGTATCTACGGATTACATTGACGACCTGCGCGCTCACCATCAGTTGATCGCCATGTATGCT